AGTCGTGTTCAAACGCAAGAGTATCACTCGCCTGTATTTACATCCCCCACCGCCAGGGATATTATTCCTTGGCGCAACTAACCGAAACTGAGGAGGCAGCATGAGCAACGAGATGACGGGCATGGGCGACATCTTCGCCCAGATGGAGTCAGAGGCACTCGCAGCGGCCCAGCTAGAGCGTGCCGCCGAAGATGCCGCGTGGGCGGCCCTCCCGCCCGAGGAGAAAGCCAGCAGGATCGAGGCGATGGAGGCCCGCTGGGCAGCACCGGACGCGGAGCCCGATGAAGATGAAGACGAGCCCGATGAAGATGAAGACGAGCCAGAGGAAGAGTGAAGCCCCTGTGGTGCCCTCAGGGGCCTTTCACCCCCAGAGAGGTAGGGTATATCACCTCGCACTATGCACTATGCCCCTGCGCTACGTGCGTGACACCTGCCCTATAGGAAGCCATTATGCCCGACCCCTTCTATAACAGCTTAGAGTGGAAGCGGGTCCGGGCTTTTGTCCTGCGCCGAGATTCGTACACCTGTGCTTGGTGCAAGAAGCTATGCCTCGGCAAGGCCAAGAACGGCGAGTCGCCTGTGGTTGACCACGTCCGCCCCCGCCGGGAGTTCCCCCACCTCGCGTTGAACCCCCTCAACATGCGCGTCCTCTGTCGGACCTGCGACAACCGACGCCACATCGACAAGATGCACCCCCACGTACTTGGCATTACGCCGGTGGGTCCGGATGGGTTCCCCATCAACTCTGAATGGAGTAGCTGACATGTTCATCCTAGACACCGCGCTGAAGAAGAAAAAGGGCGATCGCCCTGAATCTAGTACTCGGCTGGAAGGTGGCGAGTCGTTTTACGCGGCAGAGAGGAATGGCCACCTCGCTCAGCGCGCCATGACCCAGATTGATCCCCCCTTGAGGGCGAACCTCGACCGCCGCGGTCGGGAGATCTTCGACAACTTGGTCTCGTGCAAGCCGTCTTTTGACTGGCGCCAGAACGACATCCTCATGCTGGCCACCATCGCGTCTATCGAAGTGCGCATCCAGGACGTTCTGACCATGCTGTCGAACGTCGACCCGTTCAAGGTAACTGATGATTCGTCAGACATCACTCGAGAGCTGCAGCGGTTGACGATGATGACGACGAAGTTGTACATGGCCGTCGGGCTTGGCGTCATCAATACCACCTCCGGATCCGTCGCCCAGGTCCGGAACAAGCGAGTGCAGGAAGCTATCGAGCGTTCTTCTGAGAGCGAGGACGGCCTGCTGGCTGGAATGTGATGAGACTAGCACCCGAAGTCACTAACGCCATCAAGAGTGGACCGGTCCCCGTCATGCGGGACTGGAGGTCTGCGCCGTCCAATCAGCTGACCAAGGCTGAGAAGGTGATGAAGTTTGCAGAGACCTACCTCAAGGTCCCTGACGGTATCGAAGTAGGGCAGCCCTTAAGGTTGCACCCCTTTCAGGAGGCCTTCCTTTATTCTGTGTTCGACAATGAGGTGCATACCGACACGGCCGTGCTGTCGATCGCTCGACGAAATGGCAAGACGTTCCTCATCGCCGTCATTGTCTTGGCGTACCTCGTCGGACCGCTGGCGATCAAGAACGCTTCCATCGCCTCGGCCGCCAACTCTAGGGCCCAGGCAGCGCTCGTCTTCAACATGATGGTGAAGATGCTGATGATGTCGCCAGAACTGTCCAAGCGGACGCACATCGTTCCGTCTGCAAAGAAGATCACCGGCACCGCCATGAACACCGAATACTTAGCTTTGTCCGCGGAAGCAAAGACCGGACACGGGCAGTCGTTCTTGGTCTTAGTTCTGGATGAATCTGGCCAGATCCGTGGCCCGACGAACGAGTACGTCTCCATGCTGCGGTCGTCGCAGGGTTCCCACACGCACCCTCTGTTCGTGACCATCTCGACGCAGGCTGCAACTGACGCGGACTTCCTGTCCGTGTTGATCGACGACGCCGTGAAATCTAGGTCTGAGTCAACGGTTTGCCACGTCTACAGCGCCGATGACCGGTGCGACCTCATGGACGAGACGCAGTGGAAGAAAGCCAACCCCGGTCTTGGCACTTTCCGCTCCGTCAACGATCTGAGAACTCAGCTCGAGCAAGCTTCGCGTCTACCGCCGATGGAGAACGGAGTCCGGAACCTGCTGTTGAACTGCCGGATTTCCCAAGACACGCTGTGGCTGGCCCCCTCCGTGTGGAAAGCGTGTGGTGAACCCTTCACCTTGGAGTGGTTCCGCGGCCGGTCGGTGTCGATGGGACTAGACTTGTCCGCCCGGCACGACCTCACGGCTGCGGTTATCGCGGCCAAGGACGAGGTCACCGGCTTCGTGCACATCTACCCCTTCGTGTTCTGCCCGAGTGAAGGCGTGGTTTCTCGCGCTCAGCGGGATCGAGCCCCCTACGACTACTGGGTTGACAACGGATTCATGCATACCTGCGGCCGCGGAGTGATGAACTACGAAGAGCTGGCGACTAAAGTCCGCGACATGCTGTACGATGCTGAGATTACGGTGTCAAACATCGAGTTCGACCGCTGGCGGATCAACGAATTCAAAGGCGCGTGTGAGAGGGTGGGGTTTGCCACTGAAGCGACGTGGCACGAAGTCGGCCAAGGCTTCCGCGACTTCTCGCCTCGGTGCGAGGCTTTCCAGTCTGAGATGCTGGCTAAGACCCTTCGCCACGGGAATCATCCCCTCTTTAATATGGCTGCCGCGTCGGCCATTGCAGTATCAGACCCCGCTGGGTCCATCAAGCTGGACAAGGCTAAGTCTTCTCAGCGCATCGACCCAATAGTCGCCGCCGTGATGGCGGTGTTCCCCATTACGGACGGGTCTGTTGGCCAGTTCGATGTCTTAGCAATGATAGGGTGACCCCATGCCGACGAGAGCGTTTGTATACCTGCCGAAGAAAGCTATCTTTTTCTGGTCTTTGAAAGTCGGAACCACGTCTTTACGTGACTGGTTCGCCAAGCTCATCATCCCGGCTAAGAACCAAGACGCGGAGCTCAAAGCTGGGCGTCCTATTTTTAGCACGCCGAACGTTCAGATCTTTCCTCCTCTAGCGGAAGATCTGATCCTCAACTGCGGTTTCAAGTCTTGCATCATCATGCGAGACCCCTACAAGCGGGCCATGTCGATGTACATCAACAAGTTCGTAAACAGCAATGGCGATTGGCGTACGCCAGATGTCGTTGCTTCCTGTGCGGCCCGGACTTTGCTAAAGTCAGAACCGAACATGAGCTTCAAGCGTTTCTTGGAGACGACATCTGACAGCGCTCGGAACTTCACGGACAACTCCCACTGGTGGACGCAGGTCAACCCGAAGTACGCCCACCTGCTGGACCACACAAGCAAGATCGATCTGCCTGATCTGACCACTGGCATCCAAGAATTCTGCTCGGTCGTCGACATTAAGTGTCCTCCGATGAAAACCAAGTTCATCACCCCTAAGGTACCCCCTACATTGCAGGGTGATTTATCTGAAATTGGATGCACGGATCTGGCGATCGCGCAATGCATCCCCGAGCCGCACCAGCTGCTGACGCCGGCCACGATTAGCTTGATCAACGACACCTATGACATCGACTTCAGGGCATTGGGCTACGCTAAAAAAAGTAGCTGAGCCCATTTACTTTCGTCGGGTCGTGTGGTATTTTTCGCATATTCGTATCGGAATTTTATCATGATTACGAAACGACATCTAGCAGACGTAGAAAAGCTAGCCGGGTCTGAATTCGACGCTCGGTTTGTGATGTCGGCGTCTACTCCTGACCGCGTACGTGACACCATTGATCCCGCAGCCTACGAGCCCCTGACTCAGATTGACAAGCTGATTGCGCTGGTCAATCACGATCCCAACCGGATCGCCGGGTACTGGACCTCGCTAGAGACGAAATCCGGTACTTTGCGCGGACACCTCAAGCTGGCCTCCACGAATCTTGGCCAGATGTTCCGCCAGTTGCTGGCGGACGGTGTTCCGCTGGGCGCCTCCATTGGCTTTCGCGGCCGTGGCGAGCCCAACAAGCAGGGCGGCGTTCACTTCAAAGAAATCGAGTTGCTTGAGTGCTCACTGGTCGCGACGCCTGCCCACCCCCGGGCCATGCAGATCGCCAAGCACTTCGGCATAGATCTGGGTGTCGAGTCAGACCCCACCCCGGCAGACACACTTCAACGCGCTAAGCGGGCAATCCTGTCCGCACAGCGTACCATTAGGAAC